TCACTGCCGCTTTCCTCTGGCCTGACGTGCCCGCATGATCTGGCGGGCCTCACCGGCATATTTGCGAACCATGGCCTTCGTGGAGTGCCCCGAGTACGCCATGATCTCATCGTCGTCGCACCCGGCCCACGCGAGCTCCATAACACCCCGATATCGGAGCGCATGAAGGTCGTACGCCTCCAGCCCGAGCCGGGCGCGCTCAGCGAGCATGATCTCGGCCAAGCGCCGGTAGTCCATCCGGCTGCCGTCCTGCTTCGTGATGATGTGACGGCTGGGCATCGGCGCGAAGGGCAACGCGGCCTTGGCTTTGTCCAAGGCAGCCTTGAGCGCCACGGTACAGGGCAGCACCAGCGGCTTTCCCGTCTTGCCCTGCCGCAGAACGAGCGAGTCGCCGTCATAGTCCCCCCACCGGAAGCCGATCCAGTCACTGGGCCGCTGGACGGTCCCCACGCCGATCTCGAAGATCAGGCGCTCCAGGTCACCTGCCTCGGCGCGGAACTTCACCACCGCGGCATCGGGCCAGGGAACATGAGGGCGCTGCCGCTCCTTCGGGACCTTAAGCCGCTCGATGCCCTTCGCAGGATTGTCCTCGAGCCAGCGCCGCCGGATCACTTCCTTGGCGATCATCGAGATCGCCACCGGGATATAGTTCGCGAACCTGACCCGATGCTTGTTGCGATCCATGGCCTCGTAAATGTCGGCTTGGGTGAGCCGCGCTACATCACGCTTGCCGATCTTCTCGCCAAGGTACTCTAGTACGGGTTCGAGATCCTGACGGTACCGCAGAGACTTCGCGGCCCATCGGTCAGACTGTCGAAGCACTTCAATGGCCGCGCCCCACGAGCGTTTGGCCTCTTGCTTCTTCCCGGACATGACCTCCCAGTACTGACGATCGAACTCCTCAGTACCTTCCGGGGCGGTGAACCTGTGGAGGTATTTTCCGCCCCGGTAGAAGTATACAAACCCCGGCTTGGTCTCGCGAACGTAAGGTTTTCGCCCGATCTTTCTCACCAGTCGATCCCCCCTTCGAGCGCGGCTCCAGCGGTTATCCTTTTCAGGTCATCCACGGCCCAGCGGAGAATGCCAGGGGCCAGCTCCCGCCCCCTGGGGAGAACGCCCGCCTGGACGAGATCGAGGAACTCCCGCTCCTTCATATCCATCAATTCTGCCGCCGTCCGCGAAGTCGCATATAGTGGGTGACGCTTGCTCATCTTGCATTCCGCTATTCAGCAATGAGGTTGCGGAGCTTCTTGGCGAAGAGGATCGGCTTCATGTCAGCCCCTCCCTTGCAGCTTCGCACTTGCATGCTTGGCACCCTCTCGGCGTAGCTTCGTTTCGAGCATGCCGAGGGCGGCGCACTCCTTGCCCTCGGCCGCGAGCATCGCCTTCCCGGACAGAAACAGGATCGCCTTGAAGCCCGCGTCTTCCGGCTGAATGCTGCCACTCGCGATGCCGTCGGCCAGGAACGAGAAGACCCGCCCCGAGAGCTGGATCAGCTCGACCGCGTCCGGAATGGCGGTATCAACGGCCCGCCACTCGTCTTCGGTGAGGTCGATATTGAAGCTCCGAGGCTGCGCACGGCGCAGCGCAGCTTCCGACGCCTCTTGCATCATCTGTTCCTTGCTCTTGCCGGGAAGATAGATGGCCTTGCCGGCCTTTGCCGCCTTGACCCGGTAGTCCTCGGCATGTCCGCTCATGTCGTTCATGCCGCGGCCCCTTCCTGACGAATGGACAGCAGCGGGCGCTCGCCCAAGATGCCCTCAGCAGGAGCGGCCTTCAGCCCGAGATCGACGGCGATGCGGTGACCCAAGCCGTGCTGGCACCTCATCCGACCGGAGAGCACCGCGCGAACCGTAGCGTGATGATACCCCATCTTCCTCGACCACTCGTTGATGGTCACGCCCGCAGCGATCAGTCGCTGACGGACTTCATCGGGCGTAAGAACCTCGCGTTGATCCTTCATTTCCTTCTCCGAAGCAGTTACACTCTAGCGAAACAACTTGAGGGTAGTTTTCGATAATGAAAACGTCAAGAAGGATTTTCGATAGCGAAACAATGCTGTTGATCGGTGACCGGCTTCGCCAGGTGCGCGGACAGCGAACGCTTGAGGAGTTTGCGGACAAGCTCGGGCTAGCGAGAAGCACTTGGTCGAACTATGAAGCTGGTCGCCGCCTTCCGAGCCACGAGGTCCTAGACCTCCTTTGGAAGGTGGAAGGCGTCCCTCCAGACAGCATCCTGCCCGGCGCTAAGCTTGCGCGGACCGTGCGGACGAACCAGACCGACGAGTGGCCCCACTACATCCCTGTGTTCTGGCTTTTCCAGCGTCTTCACTCTCGAACCTCAAAAGAGCTTGGCGAGGAAGAGAGCCTTAAGTGGTGGGCGGAGGCTTTCACCTTTGTTGCGGCAGAGACCGGCAATCGCCTAGGACAGATCGCTGAGCAACAGGACCTCTACATGGAAGACGCTGCCCTCTCGCTGTGCCAGGAACTGAGCACCCGAAGCGACGATGAGCTCATGGACTTCGTCCGAGAGCTGCGAAAGGCTTGAAGCCTCACGCCACCGTCACGTCGAACAGCTGGGCGGTCAGCCCGTGTTTCGAGACCGGCGGCAAGGCCTTGACCCCGTCGGGCGCCCTCCTTCGCTCGTTGTATGCGTGCGCCAGCCACACCGCATCCATCTGGGTCAGGATCTCGACATGCTCCGGCAGGAGGGGCGTCCGCATCAAGGCGCACCAGGCCGCGATTTCCGAGAACGCCAGGGCATCCGGCCCGCCACCGCTGTAGCGTCTCGCCCTGGACAGCGCGATGAAGGCGTTCCAAAGAACCAGGCCGGCCTCGGGAGGCCGGGCCGGACCGCCTTCCAGATGTTCCAGAAGCGCGGCGCAGAGGGCGTTGGCGAGATGCATGGACTACCTCCTTCGGGGGTCTCGATTGGTCTCGGAGATCCGCTGCGGCAAGACCTTGTCATTGTAGGTCCTCAGACCTTCTGACACCGTCTTGCCCGCAACCCGACTGGAGATCTTCTCCACGGCCGCCTGCCAGGCGCCATCGCGATCGACGTAGCATCGGACGTCCACCTTGCTTTCGATCGTCTGTGCCCCTTGCGCAGGGCCAACCCCAAAGGAAGCCGCAGGCGCCCGCGCAGGGGCCACGTGACCGCCGCTGGCGTAACCCTTGGCCGAACGGTGCAGAGCCTCCAGATTGGCCACGCCGATGCGGCTGGTGGCCCTCTTGGAGAAGACGTACTCTCCACCGTGGACCACGCCTGCAACCCGCTGCGCAGGGCCATCGCCGGTGTACCCGCCCGCCTCGAAGCCGAGGAAGCCCAGGCCCTTCGCCATGATGCCGCCCAGGCCACCGGACCAGAGCGAGTCGAAGGCACGGCTTGCCGCCATCTCCGCCAGGCGGCTGATGACCATCCCCAGGGCATCGCGGAAGCTGTGCGCCCCGGTCACCAGGCCGGTGAAGGCTCCCTCCATGGATGAACGGGTTTGTTCGAGCGCGTCCTCGAACGCTTGATGCCGTTCGCGCGCGAGATCCGCGCCATTGGCCGCCTTCACATACTCCTGGGCGAGCCGATCGATCTCGGCCGCAAGCTGGGGCGTGATCTCCTTGCCGTCCTTCTGCGCGGCAACCAGAAGCTCCGCACGCTTGGCGGCATAATCGGCCACGTCAGCATAGCCCCGCATCGCCACCTGCGCAGCATTCAGCGCCGCAGCCTCGGCTTCGAGCGCTGCCGTCGCCTCGCGGATCGAGATCACCTCGCTCGCATACTTCGATTTCGGCGCCGATCCACCACCCCCGCCGGCACTTGCGCCCGAGTCGAGGAAGTCGCCGTAGCTGTCCACGCCCGGCCGCTGAGGACGCGGCGAGGTGCGGGGGGCGTTCCGCGTCCCGGTCCATGCGTCGCGGGCGTTCCCGGTGTTGCCGCCGCGCTCGTCGTCGCTCGTGGACGGGGAGCCGCCGGGCAACTCCGACCGCAGAGTGCGCGCCAGCTCGATCGCCCTGGCCAGCGCACCCGCAAGCCCCGCAATGCCGGCGATCACGCCAGAGAAGTGCGCCCGGTCGATCTCATCCAGCGACGAGACCGCGGCATCGGCGCGACGGGTAACCCCGCTGAGGCCGGCCTCGAAGTCCTGCGCGCTGATCGTGCCTTGCCGCATGCCTTCGACCAGGCGCGCGGTCTCGTCCGCAGCGGCCGCCAGTTCGGCCGAAGCTTCGCTGTAGCCCCAGGCGGCGAGCGTGGCCGCCATCTGTCGCAGCTCGGGAACGAGTGCCACCGCGCGGTCGCCAAGCTGCTCATACGCCTGCCGGATGCGTGCGACCTGCTCTGCATGCGCGTCGAGCGCGTCCCGGTCTTCCTCCAGGGCGTCGGCCACCCCGGCGCCGAGAAGCGCGTCGGCCTGCGCCCGATCGGGAAAGAGGTTATCCAGCCGGCTCCGAAGGTCCGCGGCTTCGGCGGCCACGTCTGCCGCGCCGACGACAACAGCCTTGAAGAAGTTGCCGGCCGAGGTCGTCAGCTCCTGGAACTTCCGATCCAGCTCGGCCGCCTTCTGGATCATCTCCGCATCGAGCACGGCGCCCGCCTCATGCGCGCGGCTGATCGTCTTGCGAAGGCCCGCCTCGCCTTGACTGAGAAGCTCGACAAAGCGTTCGCCGCCGGTCCCGCCGAAGATCTCGTCCGCCACGCGGATCTGTGCGGCCCGGTCGAGATCCTGCATGCGGCCGATGATATCGAGCATCAGCTCGGACGGGTCCTTCAGCCCCTCGCGCAGCGCCGCCGCGGTATAGCCGAGCCGCTGGAAGGCCTCGGCCGCCGGCCCGGCGCCGGTCACGATGAACTCGTCAGCGCGCAGGTTCAGCTCCTTGAAGCCGTCCACGAGGCTGTCCACGCCGATACGGTTCTGCTCGGCCACGAACTTCCATTCCTGGAAGGCCTTGGCGGACAGGCCCGCGCGCTTCGCCTCGTCGCCGAGCTGCGCCACACTGCGCACGGTGTCGGTGACGCTGGTCGAGATGCCAGCGAAGGCCGCGGTGATCATGCCGCCCGCGAGCCCGCCCAGGAAGGCGCGGCTGAAGGTGCCGATCCGCGTCGAGGTCGAGGCCAGCGCCTGGTTGATCCGCGACGTGCCGCGAACCATGTCCTGTTCCATCGCCTGCGTGGCCGAGCGCGAGTCCCGCCGCAACCGGCTGTAGGACCTTGTTCCGCGCTGCTCGGCCCGCTGCATGTTCTTCTCGAAGTCGCGGATCCGCGCCTCGAGGAGCACCACCAGCCGTTCCTGATCGGTGGGCATGCGCTCCTCCTATGCCATCCACATATCGTCGCTGAACCAGGGCGCGGACGTTGCGAAGGTCTCCTGCCCTGCCGCCGCCCGTGCGACCGCCATCGCCGTTGCCACCGCACCGTCGATCTTGTTGCCGCTCTTGCCCTTGTGGAACGAGCGGTTGCCCGCCTGGTCGATGTGCATCTGAATGTTGCCGAAGTTCCAGCGCAGCACGGGGTGGCCCCCATGCCGAAACCTGCGGCCGATGATCACCCGCTCAAGCTCCTTGACCGCCGGAGCCATCGTCACCCATCCCTGCCGGAACTCCACCGCAGGAAGGCCATCCTCGACCAGGCTGGCCATCATGGTTCGGCCATAGGTCGGGTCGAAGGCGACCTCCCGCACGTTGAAGCGAGCGCAGAGTTCCCGGATCATCCCCTCGACCGCACGCAGATCCACCGTATTGCCGGGCGTCGGGATGATGAAACCCTCTTCCGCCCACGCCACATAGTCCACACCGTGCCGCTCGCCCCGGCTGCGGAGATTGTCCTCGGGGCAGAAGAACCACGGGTACACCTGGTAACCGTCATCGCCGTCCTGCCAGGCCGCAACGATGCAGGTCAGGTCCTCGTTCTTCGACAGGTCCACGCCCAGCCAGCAGGGGGCTTGCACCATGTCGAGCTCGTCCAGGTCAACGGCCGAGGCGCCCTCGTCATAGACAGGCATCTCCACGAAGGGCGAGGTGGTCTGATCGAGCCAGCGGTTGAGGTTGAACTGAAGGAAGCTGTCACGCTCGAATGGCGAGTGGACGGCCTTCCGCGCCTTGTCCCGGAAACCGTCTATGTCGGGATAGCCGTAGGCCAGGCCGGGGTTCACAGCCTGCCACACCTCCTCATCATTCCAGTCGTCTTCCGGCTCTGCCATGAACACGACCGGAAGGGTCGCAGGATCGTCAATCTCGCCCTTCTGAACCTTGATCGCATAATCGACCGTCTGCCACGCAAGGTTCTCCTGCCCGCGTCCTGACGTGCTGGCGACCACCATCAGGGTGCCCGGCACTTTCACCAGGGCCGAGTCCAGTGCTTCCCATTGGCGAAGGCCGGCACGCCCTTCCCATGCATGCAGCTCGTCGGCGATCACCACGTTCGGCGTCTTGCCGTGCTGGACCTTGCCATCCGACGCCACCGCCACGTAGCGCGTGCCCATCTTGGGGAACGAGATGCGCGAGACGTACTCCCGGACCGACAGCAGGTCCCGAAGCCGGCCGTCATGCTGGATGATGAGCGCGGCCTCGTTGAACAGCTCCATTGCCTGTTCGTGCGCCGCCGCCGCCGAGACGATGAGGCCGCCCGGCTCGCGCTCAGGGCCGATGAGATGCAGGATCGTCAGAGCGGCGCAGAGAGACGTCTTGCGGTTGCCGCGGGGCAGCAACAGCACCACCCTCCGCACAACCCGCGTGCCATCCGGATGCCGCGGCCCATAGATGCGACGGATGATCCGCTCCTGCCACGGATCGAGCTGAAAGGGGCGCCCCGGCGCGCGGCTCTTCGGATGACGGAGCTTCCGCAGGAACTGGACGGCCCGCTCGCCCCGGCCAAGCGGGTCGGCAATCTCGCTGCCATCAGTGATCCAGGGCGGCAGGATCATGCGCCCACCCAGTCGAACAGGTCGTCGCCGTCGTCGCCCTTGTCAACCGTGGGCCGCGACCTCGAAACCGGCGTGGCGCCCAGCTCGGCTGCGAGAAGGCGTGCCCGGTTCATCGCCTCGGACTGGATGGCCACCGCGGGGTTCTTGCGCATGGACACGAGACAGGAATTCCCGTCCTTGTCCAGCTTGTAGATCTTCTGGATTGCACCGCACCGTTGGATCTCGCGCTCCATCTCACGGACCGTCCCCATTGCGATGCAGTAGTTTTCGAGGCTTCCGAGATCAGCTTCGGTCAGGATCTTCCGCTCGACGAGGATCGGGACAATGCGAAGCCACTCCGACTTCGCATCACCCGAGAGCCAGTCGGGCGGAGGACGGTCCCCCAGCGCCTCGCGTTCGATCCGCAGGTGAGGCTTTGTCCCCCGCATCAGAGCGCGTCCTTCACGGCGACACAGCGCAGCTCAAGGCCGCGGCGGCGCCCGAGCGGCATGATGAGCTTGATATTGAAGGACTGCCCCTGAAACACGACCCGGTCCCCGGCGGTGATCCCCTCCTGGAACCGTGTCCGGAACACGATGACGCACTCCTCACTGGCGCCGTAGGACCGGATGAACTCCTCGGCCGTCTCCGAGACCACCTCGGCCCGAAGGCGATCCTTGTGCGTCCAGGTCTGAACCGGCGTGCCCGCCTCGTTGACAGCCGATGTCACGCTTTCGATGTCGATGATCTGAAGGAACTTGCCCGCCTGCATCAGCCTGTCTCCTGAACCAGCACATCCACCGTCACGACCCCATGGGAGACTTCCCCATCCGGGTCCCGCAGCTGCCGCATGGCCGCCACGCGATTGTCCACCGCGTGGAAGCCCGGCGCGAGGAGAAGACGATCGGCGTGGATGCTCTGCCGGATTGCCGCACAGATCCGTTTCACGCGTTCGAGAGACGGCTCACGCACCCACACGTGGATCGTATGCGTCACCCGCAGACGGTCACGCCGCAGGCTCTGCCCCTCGTCCACCGCCTGCGACTCCCCGAGGATGATGGAGGGCATCGGCGCCGGCCGCTGGTTCACGTCGAGAACATGCGCCGCCGGCACAAGCGCGGTCACCCCTGCGTCGAGCACCAGGCGCGTCCGGATGGCCGTCTGGACCGCAAGTTCCGCGCTCACCGCCCCGTCCCCCGCACCGCCTTGCCGATCGCCCGCTTGATCGCCGCCGCCGCCCGCGCCCGGTGCAGCCGGACCGAGGGCCAGAAGAAGGGCTTGGCGTCGTTCTTTTTGGTGCCGTACTCCACCAGGTGCGCGTAGCGAACGTCGCTGTTGCCCACCGTCACGGCCGCCTGATTCTCGCCCACCATCATGGCACCGCCCGGCTGCGAATAGGCGGGCGTGACCTCACCCGGCCCGGTCACGGCGATGCTGCCGCGAAGATCCCCGCTATCGGCAGGCGCCACCGCCCGCATTGTCGCCGCCATGGCCTCTGCCTGTTTCACCAGGGCAGGCCGGACCGACTCCCGAACCGCGGGGGGGATAGCCCGCATCCGTTTCTGAAACCGCGAAAGACCACCGTCATTAGCCATCAGAAGGTGAACTCCCGAAACTCGTTGACGATCTCGGACACGCCGAACGGGATTTCGCGGGCACCCTCGGACGCAGCCTCCCGGTTCTCATACCACCACGCCGTCAGCTGGAGCACGGCCTGGACCAGCGCCGGAGGAACCGGCTCCTGATCCGTCCTGCCGAACCGCTCCTCGATCCGGTAGCCGAGCAGACGCTCGATGTGGTTCTGTGCCGCCGCGAGTTTCCGCTCAAGCACCGGCTGATCGGCGAGGAACATGTCGCTGGTCAGGGCGAGGTAGTCGTGCAGCTCGAAGACCGTAACAATCGCCATAGGCCACCCCTATTCTTGCACCACTTGCGAGTTCAGGTGCAGCGTCACCTGAAGCTTCATGACGCTGTTCGCCACATCGAAGACCTCCTCCAGAGCGCCCACCAGGGCGACCCAGTATCGGATCTGTTGAGCGCCGGCCGGCGGAGGCGGGAAGACAAGCCGGAACGCGAAGTTCTCCTCCGATCGCATGGCCGACCACAGGCGCTGCTGCCCGGCTCCCACGGGAACATTGCCCATGACGAGCTGAACGATCCCGCCGATCATGAACTCCTTGACGTACCGCACCTGCTGGAGGTTCATAGGCGGCTCCAGATCCGCGATCCGCCAGCTCGTGCCCAGCCCCCCCAGGAACTCGACCTCTTCGATTTCCGTCCAGGTCTCCGAAGCAAACCGCGCGGCAGTCGCGCCCTCGAAGCCACGGCCCTCCTGAGCCCCGCCAATGAAGACCTTACTGCCTGCGACGGGATAGAGCATCGCCTCAGGCCGCCGCCGCGTTCACGCGCACTACGTTGCTGTTCACCCAGAGCGAGGCGTTCAGCTTCATGACGTTGTTCGCGGTATCGAGCGCTTCGACGGCCGATCCCACCGCCGCCACGAAGTATCGCTCGGACGGCGTGCCGCCCACGGGTGCGTCGTTCAGCACGAGCTTGAAGGCATGGTCATGGCGCGTCTTCTCGGCAGCGAGAAGGGCAACCTGCCCAGGATCCTGATAGTCGATCCCGCAGACCACTTCCATCGTTCCGGCGTTGCGGGTCCCCTTCAGCCGACGCGTGCGGTTGCCCGAGATGCTGTCAAAGGTGATTTCGGCAGCGGCATCCCCGATCGAGCCGAGCCCTTCGAGCTCGCCCACCTCGGCCCATTCCTGTGACGCGAAGTCGGCCTGGACGAAGTCCCCCGCCTTGGCGGCAAGGACACCGCCGATGAAAAGCTTTGCGCCATTCGTCGCATAAATGGTCATTAAAGGCCTCGTTTATGGTTGTGGCGCTCCTCGCGTTGCTTGGCGCCGGAGTGGTGGGTGACACAGAGAGGCTGCCAGTTCTTCCGATCCCAGAAGAGCGTGGCATCCCCCTTGTGCGGCTTGATGTGGTCCACGACCGTTGCAGTCGCCCCACATCGGCAACAGTAGGGGTGCGCCTTCAGGAACTCGGCCCGCGCCTTCTGCCACGCCCGCGAGTAACCGCGCTGGCTGCTGTTCGGCCTCTTGCGGTCGAACCGCGCCTTCCGCTCGGCATCGGCCTTTTCCTGACAGGCGCAGCGAAGCCCCGCCGGAACGGTTCGGCCACAGCCGCAGATCCGGGGAGGCTTCAACGGCATCAGATCACCGGCCTGTCGAGCGGCGACAGTATGGCCACCGCGCCGGCCGCGATGCTCGTTCCACCCGCTTTCGACAGCGCCAAGCGGACATGGCGCTTGTGGCCGAGATAGCCGAGGCGATAGGTCTTCGACGCCTCCAGGGTGGCCGGTGCGGCGGACATCATGTCCGCCGAGGCCACGGCCTCCCAAGTCTGGCCGTCGTCGCTCTCCTCCAGGCTCGCCCCGAAGTCGCCGGAGCCTGCAACCGCGCCCGTGCTGAGCACGAAGACAACCGCCCTGGCGCCGATCATGTCAACGGCCGGGCCGTTGACCGCCGCAGCCTGGACCCCAGGGGCCAGCGCCGCGACGGCCTTGATGTTCGAGTAAAGGTCGCGCATGAAGTTGCTCCTTCAGGTTCTGGCCGCAGACCGGCGGCGGGTGTTCAGGTAGGCGCGAACCGACGAGTCCGTGACGTGGAGCGTCCGGGCGATTTCAGCGACGGATTTGCCCTGGTGGCGCAACACCGCCGCCACCCAAGGCTTGGCCAGGGGCACCCGTTTCTGAAGCCCCGGAAGTGCAAAGACCGCCCGGGCCTTTTCGTATCCCACCAGGGCTTCGAGCGCCCCGCGGCCCTTGGGATCCGAGGAGGGCGTCATCTCGGCGCCTCCGAACCGCAGCAGGAACCGAACCGTGTCCTCGACCCCGAGGACGTCCACGAAGCCCTCGATATGCGCAGGCGGCGGAGGGAAGTCTTGCTCCTTCTCGGGCATCCCCGTCACCATCAGGCCCCGGCGATCTTGAGCTTGCGGAACTTCGCAGCCTGCAAGACCCGGCCACCGACCCGCCGCGTCGCATGGATGCGGGTGATACCCTCGGTCGCCCGGATGTAGGGGTTCACCAGGACGCTCAGCGCAATGCGGTCCACGATTCGGTATCCCGACCAGTCGCCGTAGATGATCGGAAACGCGCCGGCCTCTACGTCGGGCATGTCCACCATCTCCACAACAGGACGCCCAAGGAGCGTTTCGGGCTGGCCGGCCTGATAGGAAGGCTGCCAGAGGAAGCGCCCGTCACCATCCTTCAGGAGACGCACAGCGCCGAGAGTGGTGCCGTTCATCGCCCAGGCACCGCGGCCGCGATAGGTTGCGGGAAGCGCATAGAGCAGCTTCACCAGGGCGTCGGCCGTGATCCCGGCAGCGGCGCCGCTCACCGTATGGGCGATGCCTGCATGGGTCATGAAGCCTGCCGGCTCAAGGATGCCGTCGCCGGATACGAAGGCGGCTCCTTCCTTCTGGCCGAAGTCCTCAGCCAAGGCCATGCGCACTTCCGCCTCCGCCTGCCCCGCACTGTCGGCAAGGAGCTGGTTCGAGATGTCAACGAACGTGTTGACCTCCTTGACCACCACCTCGGCCTGGCCGAAGCCGGGCTCAGACCCTTCCTGCGCCTGAGCCTCCCCTTTCCATCGTGCGTTCGTGATGCCGGTTCGCGCGGGATAGATGATGCTCGGGGAGCCGGTCTGCCGAACGCTCGCAACGGCCCGCACGGGGGAGAACTCGACAAGGTCGCGGATGAACTCGGTGCTCATCTCGGCCGGCGCGAGATACCCCCCCTGCGGATCGCTCGACACGTTCAGTGCCTTCAGCTCGTCGGCAGGTGCGGCATTGCCAGCGCGAAGGTAGGTACCGAAGGCCTTGCGCTCGATCGACGCCTCGGGCTTCGGATCCGCCCCACCAGGACGGTTGACCTTCGCTTCTACCTTGTCGAGCCGGGCCACGATCTGCGTCGTATCGGCCTTCTGTTCGAGCGCATCCAGGCGATCATTCACCGTCTTCGTGAGGTCGGCAATGGCCTTCGTCACCAGCTCGGCCGGTTCGTCATCGTCGCCCTTCACGACGAGCATCGTGCCGCCAAACAGTTGCCTCTTGTTCATGTGCCGCATCATTTCCTCGCTGCGAGCTGCGCCGTGGCGCGTTGGAGTGCATCGGCGAGGCGCAGGGCGCTCACCGCGTCTTTGGCCGAGGTCACCCTCGCGCCGGGATGCATCGGGACCACCACCAGGGAGGCTTCGACCAGTTCGAGGGCCTTGATGGTCCGGCCGCCACCGGGCCGCGCGACCGCCTTGCGGGCCACGAAACCGATGGAGATGCCGCGCACGGCCCCCGCCTGGACGAGCGCCCGGACCTCCCGCGCCCGCGGCACGTCATCCACCAGCAGCTTGCCGGACAGGTGCAGCCCGTCCGCCTTCTCGACGGCGGCTTCCCAGACCCCGATGGGGTCGTTCATGTCATGGCCGAAGAGCATCGGGATCGGCAGCACCGCGCCAGAGAACGCCCCCTTCTCGATCATGTCACCAATGCGATCGGGCGTGGCGAACTTCCAGGCAACACCCGAGATGGCCCCCGCAGCATCGGCCTGCACATTCGTCTCCATGAAGGCCCGACAGACGATGCCCATCACACAGCCCTCCGGTGGGCGCGGCGATCCGAGGCGAACGCATCCACCTGCGCCTGCACCCACGCCGCAGCCCGCAGGACCCGCACCACGTTGGCATGGCTGAAGGGCACCGATTCGCCCTCCTCGGTGATCTCCCAGCCGAGAACGCAGCGGGCGAGGGTGTTGATGCGTACCTTCTCGCGAGCTTCGGCGCTTACCCGGCCGTCCGCATCCGCCAGTTCGGCGAGCTCGTCGGCCATGCGCAGACGAGCCTTCGCCTGCGTGAGGCTGTCGGGACCGGCAACGCGGAACCGGATACCCGTCGGCTTGCCTGAAACCGGGTCCACCAGGTCGAACCATGCGCCGCGCTCCTGGTCCTCAGCGTCGGCCAAGATGGAGCTGAGGTCATTCAGCATTGGCGGTGTCCTCCTTCGGCGCCCCGGCCGCGGTGGTGATGTTCGGGTTCTGGAACATGTCGCCTCCCTCCCGCGGAGGCAGGCCGAGCCAGCTGCGGCCCTCGTTCGGATTGATCACCAGGGAAGCAATGAGCGAATTGATCGTGGTCGCCCGCGTCTGAAGGTCAGCTCGGGTCAGGTCGTCCCGGTCGAACCGGACGGCGAGACCGGAGCGGCGCTCTTCCTGCGTCAGAAGCCCGCGACCCAGTGCCCCCTCAAGTGACTTGAGCCACGGCTCCAGGCAGTACACCAGGAACTCGCGCCCCATCTGTTCCGTGTTCGACCAGGTCGCGCGGTTCAGCTCGAACAGCATCGAGGGAGGGACCCTGAAGGCGCGGGCGATTTCGAGGATCTGGAAGATCCGGTTCTCGAGGAACTGTGCGTCGGTGCTCGCCAGGGTGAAGGGCTTGAAGTCGGCGCCATCGTAGAGGATCGCCGTGCGGCCCCCGGCGTCATCGCCTTCGTGCGTCTGCCGCCACGCCGAGCGGGCCTTCTTCACCGACTCTTCACCCATGCCCTTCGGGAACACCAGGGCGCCGGATGGTCTGGCACCGCGGCCGAAGAGGCGGGCGGCGTGCCGCTCCATGACGGCCGCCACACCAATGGCCTCACGAGCGAGGGTCAGGGGACAGCGATCGAAGGGGGAACGCAGGTGGATGACCTCGGCCGAGGCCACGGGTCCGCTGTTCAGCGTGTACCGGGGTTCGCCGGTTGCCTGGTCGAACTCGACCGCCATCACACCGCGCCGGTAGTGGATGACTTCGATGGGCTTGCCGCCCACCCGGTTCACCCAAGCCAGACCGCCCACGTCGCAGGTGAGAGCGTCAATCACCAGGTCGCGGATGAACTCGAAGCCGGTCGTCCAGTCGTTCGCCTCGGACGAGAGGAGGGCGCCCACGGCATGCCCAGGCACGTTCGTCTCGGCCCCGTCCCCCGCCACCTGGACAACCTTCACATCAAGGCTGGCAGCGGCCTCGCTGATGATGCGGATCGCCGACGCCACGGCGGGGACCTTCAGCGCGTCGGTGACGGACAGGGGCACCCCGGCAGCGGTCGGAAGTGCCCCGAAGATCCCGAGCAGATCATCGGACGGCGCGGCGAGCGACTTGCGAGAAAAGGGCCAGAGCTTCATGTCCCATGCTATGGGTGATCGCACCCCCCTGCCGGAAGCTGGCAAAACCTTGCAAAACGCAGGTATCCGGCTGAAACCGTGGCATCAGCGCTTCTGCCGCCACGCCAGCAGCTCCGTCCGGTAGGCGAACCACCGGCCCATGGGCTTGCTCACCGGCATGCCGCTCGCCTTGTCGTTCGCCCAGCGGCGGGCGGTGTCGATCGACACGCCCAGGCACTTCGCGATGGCCGGGAGCCCCCAGAGCCCCTGTCGCGGTTCCAGCACAGCATCCGCCCGCCAGCGGTCAAGCGGCGGGCGGTCGTTCTTCTTCAGCATCGGCGGCTCCATCTTCCTGCCCTTCAAGCCGCGCGGCATTCGATCCGACTGATCCCGGTCGAGTTTCTTCAGCATCTGCCGCGCACCACGTTACCCGAAACACCACAACCCACTGAAAAAAATCCCATTTCCTGCAAATATCGCGCGAGGTACCCCGCGCCGGTCCCCGCTAAGGGCCCAAAGTTCAGGACCACCCCCGGGGCATGGCGATGCATTCGGTTACGCATGGTGACGCATTCTCCGCAAATGCCGCCATACGCGTACGCGCATGCGCGCGCGGTAGAGGGTTTGCGGATCATGCGTCACCATGCGTAACCACGCAGCTCACAGCCGCTTTCCCTTTGATTTCAATGCGGTCACAGATGGTCACGCACAAATCGCATTGTTCCCTACACGCGCACCCGCGCGCACACGCGTGAGGAAGTTTCCGGATGATGCGTGACCATCTGTGACCTTCTTGTTTTAAAAGGAAAATCGCAGCCATCACGTCACAGCCTCCGCAGCTGAACGCCAAGTCGAACCCGCGCGGACTTGCCCGCTATCTTCTTGAAAGCAGTCTCGAAGCCACACTCGCCCAAGCGCTCACCGAACGTCTTCGCAGTTCCGGCAGGCTCGAGCCGCGCTTCGGCGAACGTCTTCCAGCTGTGGTACAGGTCCACCAGGACGTCCCAGCAGTTCTTGTCCCGGCGGTCCACGATGCAGCACTCCTCCAGCCACTGGGCGAAGGTGTCCTGCTCCTCGAAGTACTCCTCGGTCTCCCGGCAAATCACCTGTGGCTTGCGTAGGCCGTGCTCCTGCCACTCAAGGCAGCCACGGATCAGCCATTGCAGGATCGCCGGCCACTCGGGCTCGAGCTTCAGGGCAAGCTCCTGATCCGGAACCTCGGGCTTCCACGTGAACGGGACGATGTTCATCCGCCGCCGCATCGCCTCGTTCACATGGCTCAGCTCGGGCTTGTGGTTGCCCACCACGATCAACTTGAACTGCGGATGGTACTCGAACTCATCCTGTCGCATGAAGCGCGCTCGGACACGGTCTCCGCCGGTCATCTGGGCAAGCCTCTGCTGGTTCCACCCCACGCCCTGCGATACCTCGGACACGCCGACGACACGGGCACCACGCATCGCTGCGAGGTCGGTCGAGTGCCGCTCATACCGGGAGGACGCAAAGGTATCCATGGAAGCCATCTGGGCGTAGTCGCCCATGATGCCCATCACGGTGCTCAGCAGCAGCGACTTGCCGTTGCCCCCGTTGCCGTGGATGAAGAGCATCTGATGCTCCTTGATGGACCCCGTAAGGCTGTACCCGAGGAAGGCCTGAAGGAACCGCTCCAGGTCGTCGTCCTCGCGGGTCACCGAGCGGATAAAGCTCTTCCAGTTCGGGCAGTCCGCATCAGGGTCCGGCGCGACCGCCGCCTGCCGCGTGATCATGTCTTCAGGTATCGGTGCCCGCATCTTGCCGGTCCGCAGATCCACCGTCACGCCAGGGCAACCGAGGAGCATGGGGTCAGGGTCCCACACCTCGTGCGTCACTGCGTGGACGGGATCTGCTCGACACATCGCCTCTACGCCGCCAAGGAAGCTCTTCCGTCGGACCCGCTCCAGAACCTTCGGGGCGTTCCCCATGCTCGCATCACGGGCCAGATCCCGGCACCAGTGGGCCGCCAACTGGACGCGGTCCTGCTTCCAGAACAGCGCGTCCGGCTCCCACATCACCCACCGCCCCATCTCATGATCGAAGCGGGCGCGCTGCCCATATTGAGCCGTGAACATCAGTGCAACGGCATCCTCGGTCAGAACATCATCTGGAAGCCGACTTGGCGGCTTCGGCTTGCGTTTCTTCTTCGCACCATGAGAGCCGCCACCGATCGGGGCGACGTTCTCGAACGGATCGTTGCTCATGATGCTTCCCCGCTGCGTCGAGCCTCGCCCCCAGGCGCGACCCGTCGCAGGAACGCCTCCTGATCCTGGGCAGAGAGGGCGTTCCAGATCTCGACCATGAGGGCTTTGCGATGCTGGAGGCAAAGCGCCGTCCGCCCCAACTTCCGCAGGGCCGCGCCGAAGTGCTCCATCAGCTCTGCCGGAGTCGCCAGATCAGCCCACCAGGTGGCATCCGCGCGAATGTCCCCGAAGGCGGTGTGCGGAGGCATGCCCGCCCGCATCTCCACCAGCGCAGCCGTCATGAGCTGCGCCGCATCCTGCGGGTGGGCCGCGAGGATCGCCATGGCGAGCTTGCTTGCCCTGTCGTCTCGGATGTCCGGAAAAGCGGCGAGTCGCCGGGCGAACTGATCCGCATCGCGCTTCAGGATGTCGTCGCACAGGGCAGCCGTGACGGCTGCCGTCCAGTTCCCCTTGAAGGCCGTCAGGATGGTATCGAACTCGCTGGACGCCTCGAAACCCGCGTTATCAGGTTCGATGTCTGTGCTTGCTTTGTCCGCGCAACGCTTTTTAGCTAAAGCATTGACTTCGCTTGACAACCTAGAGGCTTTGCAATCCGCTGCGTAACCTCTCCGCCAACCCGCCGGAGCGCGTTTCGTGTAGTGGCTTGCGCCGGGGAGGTCAAGGGGCTCTGTGCAGCCTTGGCGCTTGCGTCCGGCGCACAGACCGCTATAAGGCCGCAT